TACTAACAGAAAAGCTCTGCGGCAGTGAAAACACTGACCACGGAGCCTGATCTACTTTATCCTCTTCACGGAGTGCCAACGGAAGGTCAGTGCCAGCTTCTGCAAAGAAGCGTAAAAGCATTGACCAGCCCGATGCATTCCTGATCGATGAAGGAGCCTTGACGTCCCACACGAAGTATTGTACCTTTTGGTATCTTTTACTCCAGCGGGTCCGAAAGGGCTGTTTGTAGTCCGGTGCGTTTCGCAGGCTTGGACAAGCAAGATGCAAGTCCTCGCCCGGGATTGGTCCATAGATGTTGACCAACCACTCCACGATTTTATCGTAGACGCGATAGCACTGTCTATCATACATTGAATTAGCATAAGCTATCCAAGATGAATAGACATCAGGCGATTGATGATTAGTAGGAACAGTGCGAATACGCACCGGTGTGACATCGATGCCTTTGAAGGCATCCATACCACAGGATTCTCTGAAGAATCCTCCGACGCAGCTCTTGTCACGGTTGATTTTCAACCCAAATGATTCAAGCAGCGTCATCGCGTCTCCGGCGAAGGCCGTAGGGACGATTACATCATCACCGTACACTAATATACGATCTCTCGTATATGCGTCAGGTGCACCAGCAGCGAGTATACTGAAGACAGTAAGTGCCAAGATTGGGAAGCATAAACCACTTCCCATAGGCGCGAACTTCCGCAGTTCTAGTACTCGTCCGTCCGGTAACACCGTCGATGAAGATCTGCAGCACTCGAGATACCTATGAAGGTGCTCGGGGAACAGCAGACGAACTAGCTTCAGAGAAACGCGATCCGAGGCCTCCTTGAGGTCCAGGGTAGCGTACCTTCCGTTCTCAGACCCAAAAAGGGCTGCAGTTCGGTTGGGACTCTGATGCGTGAAGTTCACTCGACCCATAGTGTATGGGTGTGACTCCACAAGCGTTACAATGGCCCTCATGAGACCCTGCTGAATCCACTGGTTATCCAGTGGTTCGCAGGAAATCAATCGAGGACCACGCGAATCCTTCGGTACGAGTACAACTCGCGCCGAATTAGACACTCCGCTGACAGTGGAGAAATCCACCGCAGCATCACACACGTGACCATTAGATGCGCAAAAATAGGCATCAAAAGGGTAACATGCAGTGATTCGGTCCGCTACATTAGTCCAAAGATACTTGGCTTCGAGGGTCTCCTTGGTGGAGACAGCCCCGGGTCCATGTCTAGGATGAATGGCGAGCGGATCAAAGAAAGCAAACAGATCAGAGATGATCATGTTTGCCTTGCGCGCTACTTCCAGCTGTTTGTCCCTGGTGAGTTGGTGGCCATTACTGGCACCGAGCTCGCGGGTATATGGATACGGAATTTCTCCAGCTCCATACTCAGATTCGTGCAACCTGAGCAAACACCGATCAGTAGCAAAAGACTTAAGATCTTCCTGAGAAGGAAGACCAGAGTCTGTAGTAACAAGTTCCACCTCGGTTCTTTCGAACGAAGTGAGAACCTTTTGTTCTTGTTCATCTGTATAGGGTAGCTCGTACTTGTAAAACCAGTACGCGATTTGCCTTATAACCTTGACGCTTTGAGCGCAGGGTTCCTGAAGAGCAGTCCCATCCGGTTTGAGGACTCTGCTGAAGAACTCACCTAGAAACCTAGGGAGCTCACTATTGGGTAAGGGTTTAAACCCCAACTTACTAGCTGACAGCGGTTGTCCACCAATTAGGGCGCTTTCAAGTGCCTTACCGAGACGGGGCAAGGTTTTCGTTAGAAAACCTATACCTTCAGAACGTAGACGGGAGTTGACTTTATTAACGGTCAACCTTAAGCTACGAGTGTTGAACACCAATCCATGCAGTCGTGAGACGTCATGAAGAAGTGCAGCGATGAGGATATCCGCATCTAGGCTCTTAGTGTTTTCCATAATGGTAAAACTCCTAGAGCATGTACAACCTCTTCATGATCCTACGATAACATCCAACCTGTAGTTAGTATCACCGCCTTATGGCTAAGCAATACAGACAGAAGCCTTCGATGGATACGTTCTTGCGAACGATCCCAAACGGAAAAGCCGTGCATGTTTCCATACACAACATCGCCGTTTCCCGAATCGAAAGCTCCCTCACTACCGACAACGCTCCAATAGGACCTGATTCCGGCGTGCTCTGTCCCTGTGTCCTGGTAACTTACCAGGACGGGACCACGAGACTCGTCGTAGGGGATCAAACCCCATTCATCGGGAACTATGTAAGGAGCGAAGTGCAGTAATGTTCTAGGTAGGACATTTACGAACGGACGTCAGCCAAGGATGGGTAGCCTCGCTTCGCGAGGTACCCGTCCAAGGCTGCGCTAACAGCAGCAAGACTATCGTCTCGCTGGAGTTGGCGTACCCATATCGTGGCGGTATCATATCCGGAACGTTCCCATTTGCATAGGAATGCGCCGTTTAGATGCCGTCGAATGGTCGTCACATCTACAGACTCCCACACCTTACGGTGTAGGATGTACTTACAGGCAACAACGACCTGATGGTCGTCGTCGTCTCGGCTTACACAAAAGTGTGTAAGCCGCACTCGCCCCAGAGAATCCTCTGTGAGCGAGGTTAAATACCGGGTTGTATACCCAGCAGCGTGATGAACATAGTGAGAACCATATGGAACTTGCTGTGCTTTTCTAGTTGCTGTCATACTTGACCCTTTCTGTGTTTGTTCGTAAGAACAGCCCGCTACCAGGTGCTTAATCGCTTAAAGCGATCCCTGGAGCAAGGCTTTGGCCCCGTTGCCAGTGCCATCAAAGAGCACTGTCGTTGCCGCACCAGTTGTGGCGCAGAACGACAGAAGCTCAGCAAGGACATTGACAAGCTCCGCGTTCGTCAACATGTAGCCCACTGGGCTATCAACGACGATATACGCGGAATTGGTGATAGGCGTGACCAGGTCCACAGTGGACACAGTGGTCTTGTCGAATCGGATTGCCGAACGACGACGCGCTTTCACCCCGGCACCAGTCTCAGTGTGTTTAATACTGAGCCGGTGTTTGAGACTCGGAGACTCGCTCACTTGAGCAAAGACCCGAGAACGGCCTTCAGAGTCGATGTGTTCGAATTCAACTTCGACACCGGCACTGTTCTTAACTTCGTTTGTATTGAGGTTGTTACTTAACATGCTTTATGCATTTGTTGAGTAATCTAGGGGTGCAAATCCCTAAACCACTGTGTTGCGACCGCTTAACGCGATCGACGATAACGCCTTCTCCCTGATCCTATGACCAGGGCGGCGCCGAGGCTGAACTCCGTGGGAGACAGCCCGCTCAATTGGATTGAGCTCCTTGTCGGAATCCAATTCGTCCTTCGGTAGGACGTTTCAGAAACTTCCGGCAAGCTTACCCTGTTACTGCAGAGATACCCGTAGTAGCCACTTGTTGTCCATTTCTGGACTCGAATGCGTCTACCACGTTTCACTGACCACAGGGCGCGATGTATGTTTATCTCAGGCTCCATGTTATGGTACGTATACTGCTGAAGGTATCGGCTTACGCCGATTACCCAATCAACAATAAACGTAAAGGGGATCGCATTCCAGACGATCGCGGGGTTAAGGTTAACCCCGAGAGAATCTAGCAACGATCCTAGTGCAGCTGTCTGCACTTGCCATCGAGTATAATTATAATTATACTCAATCATAGCATGAAACACCGTGGGATCAGAGAATACTTCCCTCGTATGGTGTAGCAGATTACAAGGATCCAGCTTGTGAGCTGGGGCAAAGTAACCTACATATGCACCATTAGAGGTCTCGTACTCATCGAATTCCCTCCAGTTGAAGGCGTAATGCCTCCGCTGGACACGGCCTTGACGAGTTAGCAAGTCATTCATTTGACTATGCGCTCGGGACAAAGCGGCATAAATGCCGCAGATGTCAGATACGAGTGGCGCAAGGTTGAACCTGTATTCCAGGTATCCTTGAGCTGCTCGACGGTCCAGTTCTCCTAGTGCGCGATTCCCCCATTGGGATATCACGAAGTTCTTCCACCCCTTAGGGGTTCGGATGAACTCGAGAACACGCTTGACGGGTCGCTTAAAGTCCTTCAACTCTATAATAGTGTTGACAAGACTTAATTCGGCCTTGATCGCAGGCAGCATGACGTTTAACGCCCGCTGTTTGTGCATTTCAAGATCGGCCGGAGGAGGGACGAACCCTTGATCCGGCTGGACCACGTACATAGCCTGGAGTCCTGCATTCAGGGCACCAGGATCACCGAACGGCAGGTCGTAACCACCGGCACCATTGTAGGTACCGGCGCCAATGTAAGGGTTCTTACCGTAACCGAGCTCAATCCAACTTGGATTTGAAGCATTAGTCAGGATAGGAAGCCCTCCCATAATACCAGTGATTGGATCCCCAGGCACTATTTTGTAGTGCTGGAAGTCTTTCCACTGTCTATGAGACCCTTCCGAATTGGGCGTAATCACTTCAAACCGGGTTTGGTAACCCGGTATATTGAAGTTAAACGTCCTCGGAGAGGATCTTGGCACACCATTGCCTATTTGCGTGAGCAAAACAGGCTCAAGAGCACCAGGTTGGTCTGAATAACGACTAGCGTTTTGCATACATTGGATTGTGAACGTAGTTCAACATTAAGGGTAA